GGGAAAAGGAAGGGACGAGCCGACAGAACCTCGACCGGGGGGAGGGGTCAGCCCCCTCCCGGCGAGGCCCGAGGCCGCGATCGCGCGGTTGATTGTCGCGCGTAGGGCGCGAGGAGACGTGCCGCACGTCCTTGCGAGGGCGGCGACGCTCGGACGGTAGCGCTCGGCCTCATCCGGGGACAAGGTGCAGGCGTGGCGATATTCCGCGGCGAGCGCGTCGGCGACCGCGGGCGGGAGATGCGCGAGGACGGCGGCATACTTGGCAAGGCCGAAGGTCGCGGCGCGCTGGCCGTCAAGCAGGTCGGCGACCTGCATATCGGGTCCGGGCGCTGGATCGGGAATGCGCTCTAGCGCTTCGACGGGCACGGTGTCCATCGTCATGGGTGCAGCTCCTTCCAGCGGCGCTTGGCCTCGATCACCTCGCCGAAGAACGCGTCGACCTCGGGAAGGGCGCCGATTGCGTCCAGGTCCTCTGGCGCCTTCGCGCCGCGCTCCTCGGCGATGCGGAGTATCTTGGCGACGTTCGACTCGCTCGCGCGTGCGCGGCGGTCGGCGTCCTGCGCCGCTCTCTCGCGCTCCGCGCGGGCCGAGAGGGCGGCGCGGCGCGCGGATACGGCGGACGGTCCGCCAGCGGCCTCCGTGGCGGTGCGGCGGGCCGTCCAGCGGCGGACGGCCTCGTCTGGCGGGATCGAGCCCTTGCCGGCGTTGTAGGCGAGGAAGCGGCGCAGCTCGTCTCCGGCTAGGCCGGCCGCCTCGGCGGCGTGCTCGTAGTCCTCTAGGCAAAACGTCCGTCCGTCGTGCGCGTGCGCGTCCGCGCTCGCGCGATGTATGTCTGACTGACTACTTTTTTCTAAAAAAGGGGTTTTTAGGGGAAAATCGCTTTTTTGCGTTCCTCCCTCTCCTTCCGTTCCGCGCGTTCTTTCCGTTCTTTCCGTTCTTTCCGTTCTTTCCGTTCTTTCCGTTCCTTCCGTCTCTTTCTGCTCGTAGCGTTCTTTCCGTTTTTTGGCGGCGCGCTTGCGCTCGCCGGCGGCGGTGTAGAATGCCTCCGTCATGTCCCGCGCCTCGACGCGGAGGACGGGCAGAACGTGCCGCACGGTTTCCGGCGAGAGGCCGTCCGGCGGCGGAGAGGCGGCGCCGGAAATGCGGTCGGCGATCTCCTCGTCGGTCGCGTAGACGCCGCGCGCGGTCAATGGCGCGGCGGCGCGGGCCATGCCCTGCTGCGTGGCGACGAACCATCGCAGCGCGGCCCATCGCTCCTCCAGCCGCTCGACGGATTCGAGCGACGCGAGCGCGGGCTCGGTCAAAATCGGTTTGCAGTCTCGTGTCATGTTTTGCCTTTCGTCATGCGGAGAGAGCAGCCTCGCAGAGCGCGGCGGCTGTGCGGCACGGGACCGAGTTGCCGATCTGCTTCACTTGCTCGGTCCTCGTGCCGGTGAGCTTGTATTCGGGAGGAAAGGAATGCGCGGCGGCGAGCTCGGAGGGCTTGAGCATCCTCATCCGCACGTCGACGACGCGTCCGTCGGCGAGGACCGGTAGCGCCAGGCGGATCGCGCCGCTCGTGGCGATCGTCGGGCATGGTTCCGACGCCGGCCTTGCCTGCGCCCCGCCCTGCTGGCCGAGGACGAGCGGCTGGACAAGGAAGTCCTTGCGGACCGTCGTCTGCGAGCGCAGAGGGGCGTCGAGCGCCCTCGGTGCGTTGTTCGCCTGCTCGGTGATAAGGAACGCCGCCGCGGTGTTCGCCCGCGTCGTCTGCGAACGCAGCGGCTTGTCGGCCGGCGCCACGCGCGAGGCGTCGCTCTTGTCGCCCGGGTGCGAAAGGTCGACGGCGAGAGCCTGGACGACCGAGAAACGCTCGTGCGTCGTTTGCGCCCCGATCGGAGCGTCCGCCGGCCGCGCCTCGCCGTTCTTGAAGTGGTCGACTACGAGCGGCTGGCAGAGCGCGTGGTGCTGCCCTCCGGCGGCGACGACCGAGAGCGGCGACTCGACGTCCTCCGCGGACCCGTTGCGGTTGAAGCGCATGAGGAACGGCCGGACGATCGCCGTCCGATTCCCGCCGGCGGCCTGCGTCACGCAGGGCTCGTCGAGCGAGCGGACCCGGCTCTCGTCGCCGCCGTCCGCGCCGAGCATATCCATCTGAAACTCGATCCCGCAGTATTTCCGCAGGCCGGCGGCGATCCGACGCAGCGTGTTCTTCGCGAGCGGGCGCGAGCGGTCGAAGATGCTCCGGCCGACGTCGGAGAGGTCCAGGCACTCCCGAACGCCGCGCCAGCGCTTCGGAGTCCGTCCCCAGAGATCCGGCTCCGGGTTCTCCGCGTAGCCGGGCTCCGGCCAGACGATCCGCCCGGCCCCGCGCCGCACGGCCTGGAGAAAGAAGCGGCGCCGCGTCGTGGCATCCCCGTAGTCGGCGCAGTTGAGGACGCGCCACTCGACGAGGTAGTTGCGCGCCTCGAGCGCCACGATCCACGCGCGGAAGCACGCGCCCTTGAGCCGCTCGATCGGCCGCCCGTCAGCGCCGAGCGGCCCCCATTCGACGAATTCCGGCACGTTCTCGACGATTACGCGCCGGACGAAAAGCTGGTCGAGCCAGGTGAGGATCAGCTCCGGCTGCGCGCGGAGCTGGTTGCTTCGCGGCTTCCCGCCCTTCGCGCGCGAGTGGTGCGTGCAGCTCGGCGACGCCCAGAGCAGGTCGATCTTCGCGCCTTTCGGCACGAGATCAGCCGGCACAGCCTCCTCGATCGACATTTGCTTCGTATCCACGTCCGGGTGGTTCGCGAGCATCGTGTCGACCGCGACGCGCCAATGGTTGATTGCGAGCCCCTTGTGGCGCAGGCCAAGACGGCGCAGCGCCAGCTCGAGGCCGGTCGTCGCCCCTCCGGCGCCGCAGAAGAGGTCGACCGTGTTCAAAACACGACGGCCGCGCCTGGCGCCTGCGCCGGTTTTCGCGGGCGCCTCCTTCACTCTCCCCTCCTCGCGATAGCGAGCGCCGCGCGGCGCTCGGCGGTCGGCTCGTGCAAGACGAAACGCCCCCGCCCCGGCAGACGGTGCGCGCAGCGCGCCGCGCAGAGAGTCGAGAGCAGCTTGGAGAGCGACGCCGGGCCGATCCGGCCCTTGCTCGCCTTGTCCACCGCCGCGAGTGCGGCGAGGTCGTAGAGATCGCGCGTGCGGTGCGGCTCCGCGCGCCAGAGCGCCCAGAGCGCCTCGTAGACGCGGACCGCCGGACCGTAGACCGGCGCGGGCGGCGGCGGGGGCGGCGCGTGGCGGGGTTCGGACCACGCCACCGCCCCGGCGCGCGCTAGGATCGTCCCCGGCGCCGGGAGCGCCCACTCCGCCCCCGCGAGCGCCTGGGCGATCGTCCGCAGCGCGGGCGCGACCTCCTCGTGCAGCTCGCGGTAGATCCCGCGGATCACCTCGCGCAGCGGCCGCGGACGCGCGCGCGTCGCCCGGTTGCACCCCTCGAGGAAGTCGGCGGCGCACTTGAGCGCGCCCGCCGTGGCGGGGTCCGGCGCTCCGCAGAGCCCGAACGTCCGACCGGCCGGCGCCGTGGAGGGGTCCGCGGCGGCGCATTCCAGCTCGCGGCGCTTCGCCGCGATTTGCGCGCACGCGAGCGCGCTTTTGCCGCTTCCGCGGCGGATGTAGCCCTTGGAGTCTTTCATGGTTTCAGATTCCTTTCGTGCTAGTCGATGATGCCGAGGCAGAGGAGTTGCTCGTGTGGGGAGCGCCGGGCCGCGTTCGCCCTGCGACATACTTCGCGGTGTTTTGCGCGAACCTCGTCAAGGTGCGTTGAGCGGAATTTTGCTGCACGGCGTGCGTTCGCCTTTCGACATTTCTCACGATTAGCCGCATAATATGCTCTTTGGTTCTCGTTGTATTCGCGCCGCCTTTCATCTTCGCTCATTGCCGCGCGTCGGGCGCGCGCCGCGCGGCGTGCATCGTAGCGAGCCCTTTCCTCTTCGTTCATTGCTGCGCGGCGTGCCGATATACGCCGTGTTCGTTCGAGCGCTTTTTCCTCTTCGCTCATTGCCGCGCGTCGGACCGCGAGCCTCGCGAGGATGAAACTCCGGCAAGCCGCATAGTTGGCGCGTCGTTTCGCGTTGTATTCCTCCCGCGTCATTACTTCATCCTCCCGATGATTTCGACCAGCTCGGCCTTTGTGAACTTCGTCGCGCGGAAGACGCGGAGGACGTTGCCCTCGACGGCGAAGTCCGTCCTCGCGCGCTGGCGGGCGGCCGCGTCCGCGTAGAACTTGCGCTGCTCGTCCACGGTGCGGATTTTCCCGGACTGCGAGAAAACGGCGTCGTATTCGATCGGCGTCAATTTCGAGAGCCCCTTGTCCTGGACTTCCCCGCGCGGCGTGACGACGCGGAGCGTTTTCTTGCCGCCGAGCATCTTCTGCTGCTCCTTGAGCGGGAGGCGTTCGATGCGGGAGGCGGCGCGGTCGGAGAGGAGCAGCCCCTCCGGGACGAGGCCGCCGTTGGCGACGCGCCGCATCTTGTCCCACGTCGCCGGCGTCACGCCGGGATAGGCATTCTGGAACGCCGCGCACGCCTCGTCCCCGTATTTCGCCACGGCGTCGGCATAGATGCGCGCGGAGCGGGCGAGGCATTCGACCGCGCCCTTGAGGTTCGCTCCGAACTCGCGGACGGCGTTCGCGATCTCGCGGGCGTTGGACGTTTTTGGCTTGTTCATGTTTTGTGTCCTTTCGTGTTTTGTGTTTTTGTGTTCACCCCGCCACGGCGTCGGCCGCGCGGGAGGTTCGGGAAGAGACTGGGGAGAGCGCGGCGGCGCGGCGGCCGGCGGCGACGATGAGCCGCCGCACGTCCTCCGCGTCCCAGAGGCGCGTCGCGCCGAGGTGGATCACGCGCGCAAGCCGAAGGTCGAGGGCGCCGGAGCGGTCCGCGGTGGCGTCCGGCTGGATCGCGCGGCGGAGCGTGTCTCGCGAGACGCCCAGGACCGCCGCGAGGTCGGCGTCGGTCCACGCGGGGAGCGCGAGCAGTGCCGCGCGCTCCGAGGGCGGGAGGTATTCGGGGGCGGTCGGCTTCATGGCATCACGGCTCCGCAAATGTGGTAGGAGTCCCACCCCGCCACCGCGCGCCGCATCCGTTTCGCGGCGGCGTGGCCGGGCGCCGGGCGGAGGGCGACGTCCGGGTCGTCGAAGCCGAGGACGCAACCGAGCGCCTTCATGGCCCGGCAGAGCGGACGCAGCTTCACGCCAAGGTCGAGCGCGAGCGCCTCGGGCGAGCGGAGTCGCGACTGATACTCCGTCACGGCCCAGCGCGCCTCCTCGGGCGTCACGGTATCATCGAGGCCGCGGTCGGCGTCGTTGCGGTCGAGGCGCTCCGCGCGCTTGCGGCGATTGTCGTTGCCGGGGCGCGCGCCCCACTTACCCGCGCGGCCGGCCTTTTTGAGGACGAGCTGGACGAGCGAGGCCGAGACGCGGACGACCTGCGCGATCCGCTGCGCCGTCCATCCGGGGTGCCCCTCGGCGAGCGCGAGGATGCGCGCCCGGCGCTCCGCCGCGCGCGCCTCGATCTCCGCCTTCTTGTGGAGCCGGTGGTAGCGCGGGCGTTCCTCGCGAGCCGCCCGGGCGACGGGACGCGCGTGCGCGGGCGGGACGAGCCCCGCCTCGCGGAGGATGCGCGCGGCGGTCGACGCCGCCACGCCGTGCCGGCGCGAGATCGCCTTGACGCCGTCGGCGGGGTTCGCCCGCTTGTCCTCGACGATCTCCCGCGCCTTTTCCGGCGCCGTCTTGTTTTTTGGTTCGTTCCAGTTCATTCCGTGCGTTCCGCGTGTTCCGTGGTTTCAAAAAGGTGCGCGTCTTTCCGCGCGGTCATCGGTGCGGCGCGTTGCCCTGCGCCGGAAGCCCCACCCCCGAACGGGTCCTAGGCCGAGCGGCGAGAGACGCTCGCGGGGGCTTCTGCGGGGTGTGCTTGGCATATTCGCCCCCCCCGCGGGAGGTTTCGCCAGCGGCCTCGCGCGGAGCCGTCGCCCCGCGCGCGCACGCCTATGGGCGGCTACTTGCGCCCGCTCGTCTCTCCGAGCCGTCCCGCATTTCGGGCTGCCGGGTTGCGGTTCCTCCGCCGGGCGCGACCCGGCGGAAAGGGAAGGACCCCGCCACGCCGCCGGACGGCGGGAGGCCGGCGCGACCGTCTCGCGTTGCGCCGTGGCTGGGTCCGAAGAAAAAGCCCTCCGCCCGCGGCATTGCGCGGGAGTTGCGACACCGGGCATTTGGCGCCGCGGTCGGAGGGCGGAAAAGTGGATCATTGCGCGGGGCGGTCCTTTGGCCTGGACGGCATTCGACGGAGCCGCACGGCGGCGGCGCGGAGACGCGGAGACGTGGTTTCCGCGAGGAGCGCGGCGCTTGTCGCCTCGCCGGACTGCGCCGAGCGGTGCGTATGGGCGAGCATTTCGCGGGCGACCGCGGAGGCGCGGTCGAGGGCGTCCGCGGCGATCTCGTAGAGCCGCGCGCAGTCTTCCGGCATCGGACCGAGATCGACCAGCACGCCGCGCGGCTCCGGCGGAGGCGTCCGCGGCCGGGGTGACGGCGTCGGAGGCGTAGGCGCTCCGTGCGCCCCCTCCGTGATCGAGATCGCCACCTCGATCGCATTTCCGAGCGCTTTCCGCGCGGCGACCTTGTCGGAGTATTTGCTCATCGCGCGGCCTCCTCGAAGAGCCAAAAGTCGAAGCCGGGCAGGCGTTCGCGCTTGTCGAGCGCGTTGTACGCCTTCCACGCGGCGTTGCAGTCCTTGTAGAGGTCGCAGTTGCGGGGCGGCGCGGAGAGGACGTCGGTGTTCCGGCTGATCTGCCGCGTGATGTTCTCCTCGTATTCGTCGCAGCGGACGACGGCGAGAAGCGCGGTCGATTCCTTCAGAGCCTCGCGCATCTCGGCGGCGTTGCCCGGGGCGCGCTCCGGTCGGTCGCATCGCGCGCATCGGGCGAACGCCTCGTCGGATTCCGCGATTGCGGCGAGCTGGCGATCCTCGTCGCGTTCCCGCTCCGCTGCCGCCTCGATGCGGTCAGCGTAGGCAGCGCAGTCGCGCAGAGACCAGAACATCCTCTCACCGTGACGGATTTCGGCGGCGATGTCAACGAGGGTTTCGGGCGTGCCACTCATCGCGCGACCCTCCTTCCCGCGAACGCGCGGGCGCGGCGTGCGAGAATCCGACGCTTGCGCTGCGACGGGACGTCCGGCCAGCCGTGGAACTTCGGCGCCGAGAAGAACACGGCTCCCGCGAACGGATTGTGCAGCGAGAGGACCATCGGCGTCGACGTGATGAGTTGCGCGCGTTCGTTCACGGCAGGCCCCCTTCCGTCGCCGCGAACGCGCGGGCGTAGGCCAGCGTCGCCGCGCGCTCCGCTCCGCGCGGGCCGCCGTTGTGAATGCGTGCGAGCTCCTCCGCTGTCGGCGCGCGGCCGGCCCGTGCGGCGAACGCCGAGCCGTAGCGCCCGAGGTAGGCGCGCACGACCGCATCCGCCTTTCCGGGCTCGCGCATCTCCGCGAGCGTGTAGCTCGTCCCGGCCGCCGCGTTAGCATCGTCGAGATAGCCCTGGCGGATCTGGTAGCGCCCCACCGCCCCCTCCGCGGCATTCGTCGCCGCGTCGTCGCCGCCGCTCTCGACCATCGCGAGCCGGTCGAGGAAACCGGCTGGGAGGTCATTCAGCATTCCGCATTCAGCATTCAGCATTGAAGAAAGGGCCCCCTCCGGGATGCGCCCAGTTTTTTGGACTGGTTGTTTCCGCACATCAGGGCATTCCCGGCTAGGGGCGAAAGAAGAAGCGGGCGGCGGGTAGTTCTGTGCCGCGGCGTATTCGCCGCGGGGTGGCGTGAGACTCGCGAGGAAAGCCCCCGCCATCCCGATCCAGAACGCGACCGCGCCGACGAGCGCCAGGTCGACGCCGTCCTCGAGCCAGCCGCGCGCGGTCACTTCGCGCCCCCTTCCCGCAGGTCGAGTCCGATGATCAAAGAGAGGCGGCTCGCAATTCCGGCGAATTGCTTGGAAACGGTCGCCAGTCGCTCCTTCCCGATTTTCTCGAGCGCGTTCGTCCGGCTTTCCTCCGCGTAAGAATCACTCAATTCGAGGATATGCGAAATTTCCATGGCGACGCAGGTTCTGATGTGTGCGACATCAACGCAAAACTGAACAGGCATCTTTTCCGCCCTCCCTAGATCCCGCATTCCTTCGCGGGATTGATCCCCGCGAGAAACTTGTCGACCTCGGCGTATGCCGTGCGCGAGGGGTTCTCCGACGCGACCCGGAGCGCGCGGTGGATCACCTCGTGGCGGTAGTCGTCGAAACGGCGGCGGGCGTCCTCGCCCTGCACCTTCGACCGGATGCAGCTCGACGAGAACGAGAGCAGCGAGTCCCAGCGATCCTCGCGGACCTCGATCCCCTTGACGTTCTTCGCGAGCCACTTCCGAATCTCGGCCGACTCGCGCTTGAGCACCTCGCGGATGTGGGCTTCCGCCTTGTTCTTCGCCAGCACTCCGGCGTGGCGCGCCTCCTCGGCGATGCGGTTCGCGCGGTCGCGCGTCTCCGCGAGCCTCCGGTCGACCGCGTCGACGATGATATCCTTGACGTTGTTCGTGATTTGCATTTCTGGGTCCTTTCGTGTTTTTGGGTTTCGGGAAGTTGCGCGCGGGGTGGCATACACCCCGCGCGCTAGGTTTTAGATCGTGGCGGGGTTCACGCGGCGCGCGCGGCGTTTCGTCGTCGTGCGCGGAGCGGGAGTCGAGGAGACGTTCTCGGGGCTCGCGAGGAGGGTGGCATACACCCCGCGCGCGAAGATTTCCTCGAGGGCGGCGGCGCGGCCCTTGCCCTCGCGGGCGCAGAGCTTGTCCAGAAGGGCGAGCTGGGCGCCGTTCATGGGCATGGAGAGCAGGTCGGTCGGCATTAGCGAGCCCCCTTTCCCTTGCTGGCCTTGGCTGCTTTGCGGCCGGCGAGCAGGTCGCGGCGCGCATCCACGCGGCGCGCGATCTCGCGGTAGTCCGCGGCGGTGAGCTCGATCCCGGCGACGGCCTCCTCGAAGAGCTCGCGCAGCAGGGGCGTGAGATCGTGGTAGCCGCGTTGCGCCGCGAGCTTTTGCAGCGCAAACTTGAGGTTCTGTCGGACGCGGATCGTGACGATCTCGACGTCCGGACTTTCTTGGTTCGACATTTGGGCTTACTCCCATTTGTCGCGTTCCCGCGCGGTTTCTGGCGGCGGGCGCCCTTGCCCGCTTCGCCCTGCATGGGGTGTCGCAACGGGGCGGAGTCTATACCAGGTGACATACGCCTGTCAAGAGTTTTTTTCGCCCCGTGAAAATTTTTTCCCGTGCGCCCCTTTTCCGTGGTAGAATTACGGGCGTTGCGGCGAACTTGTAAGAATTTCTTACCAGTTGCCCGCGCGGAGACTCCCCGAATGAAAACCGAAACGCCCTGCCCGATTTGCGGTGCGGTGGTCGAGCACGACCTCCCGCCCGGCGAAGATTTCGAATGCCCGAACTGCAAGGCGACCGTGATCGTCCCCGATCCGAAGGAGCGCGAGGAATGGCCCGCGCCGGCCGTCGGAGATCCGACATTCACGCCGGATCGTCGCGCGGCGCTCCTTCGCGCGCTTCGCGCCAAGCACGAGAACGGCGAGCTTCCGGAAGGGTCCGAGGCGTTCGTCGCGTCGATGTTCTCGCCGTCCCGCCTGGAATCCATCGGCAAGCGAGCGAAGAGCGGCGCGGATCTCTCCGAGGCGGATGCGCTCTACATGGAGCACTACACGCCCGTCTACGCGGCCGCGGTCGACGAGATCGAGCGACGCGTCAAGCGCAAGCGCACGCTTCGCCGCCTCGCCTGGGCCGCGGTGATCGTTTTCGCCCTCGTCCGCGGTTGCAGCTGCCTCGTGCGGAGCGCCGAGAAGGACATGGAGAGGCGCGCGGCCGCGCGCGCCGCGAATCCCGCGCCCTCCGCGCGCGCCACGCCGCCCTCGACGACGCGGCCGCGCGCCTTGACACCTCCGCCCACGACGCGCCCCGCGAAGCCGGCCGCGTCCTCCGCTTGGAAGGTGACGCGCCGAACCGACCCGGTGACGGACGCTCGGTTCGTGACGGCGCGCACGACCGGCGCGATGATCTCCGTCGGGGGAATCATGCGTCTGCCGGAGTTTGCGCTGCGCCGAGGCCCGGACGGGGTTGAGGCGCTTTTCTCACTCGGCGGCGAAGGCGCCAACTTCCCGCGCGCGGGCTCCGTCGTCACGCTCCGCCTCGACGATGCGCCAGCGGAGGAAACCGCGTGGGGCCCGAGCGAGGACCGCTCCGTCCTCTTTTACCGCGGCGACGCCGAAGAGCTTGCGCGCCGCCTCCGTTCCGCGTCCCGTCTGATCGTCCGCGCCAGCACGACCCTCGGACACGCCGCAACGGCCACCTTCGACCTCGCCGGCCTCCGCGCCGCATGGGACGACTTCCAGCGTTGATCGTCATATGACAAACCGCATGACAATCCGCCTTTTTCGCCCCCAGAAATCCCCACGAATCCCCATGAATCCCCACTTGCCCCTTTCCACGAAACGCCCCTTCCCCGCGCAAAATCCCCATAAATCCTAACAAAATCGGAGAGTAGCGCAGTTGGTAGCGCGTCTGGTTTGGGACCAGAGGGGGGAGGAAAATTTGATAGAAAACACTAGAAAACGGAGTGAATGAAATGACACGAAATGACAAAATGATGCGAAAAAGGGGGGATTGGAGACGGGCGCGTCTGGCGCGGGAGAAGAGGGCGGCGGGGCGGTTGCCGGGGTGTCTGTGGGTCAACGGGAATCGGTGGAATTGGCGGGTGACGCTGCCGGGGCGGACGAGGAGAGAAAACGTGGCGCTGCGGGTGCGGCCGGGGGAGGAGGCGCTCGATGCGCGGGAGGTGCCGCTGGAGATCGCGGAGGGGCTCGCGTGGGCGCTCTGGCACGCGGAGGAGGCGAAGATCGACGAGATGGTCGCGGCGGCGCCGGAGCTGCCTCGCGTGCGCGGTGACGAGACGCCGGGCTGCACGGTCGCGGAGGCGGTCGCCGCGTATGTCGCGGCGGCGCGGACGTACTACGCGCGGAGCCGGGAGTGGCAGAATCATCGGTGGGCGCTCGGGCCGATCGTGGAGCGGTGGGGCGCGCTGCCGCTCGGCGCGCTCTCGTGCGCGGAGCTCCTGGAGCTGCGCGACGCGATGGTGGAGCGTGGATTGAGCCGGAGGGCGATCAATCACGCCGTCGGCGCGTGGCGGATCTGGGGGAGATGGTGCCAGGACAACCGCCTCTGCGGGGTCGCGACGATGCGGGAGCTGACGGCGGTGCAGGCGCTCAAACCGGGACGGAGTGCGGCGCGGGAGCCGGAGAAGGTGCGCGCGGTGCCGCATTGGCGCGTGAAGCGCGTGGCGGCGTTTCTCTCGCCGACGGTGGCGAGGATGGTGCGGATGCAGGAGTGCTCCGGGATGCGGCCGGGGGAGGTGTGCGCGATGCGGTGGGAGGAGATCGAGCGGGGCGAGCCCTGCTGGATATACCGGCCGGCGAAGCATAAGGAGGCGTGGCGCGGGATGCCGCGGGCGGTGGCGCTCGGGCCGGGGGCGCGCCGGGTGCTGGCGGCGTGCGGGGTGCGCGCGAGCGGGCCGGTGTTTTCGCCGCGCGAGGATGCGCGGGCGGAGGGTGCGAGGCGGCCGGGGGAGACGTGGACGCGCGAGGCATACACGCGAGCGGTCGCGAGGGCGTGCGAGCGGGCGGTCGCGGAGGGCGCGATCCGCAAGGAGGAGGCGTGGACGCCGCACGCGCTGCGGCATAGCGCCGGGACGCGGGTGCGGCGGGCGTGCGGGCTGGAGGCGGCGCGCGCCGTGCTCGGGCATTCGATGCGCGGCGGGGTGACGGACGTGTACACGTTCGAGGCCGCGGAGCGGGAGGCGCTGCGGATCGCGGTGCCGGCGGCGGCGCGGTGGGGATAGCGCGCGAGGCGCGGTCGCCTCGCGCCTGCACTCCGGGCTCCTCGGCTCGGCGGGGACGCCTCGCCCTACCCGAGAGCGCTAGAGGCAGGACGCCGGGGCGAGGTGGACGAGCGCGAGGTAGAATGCCGCGATGACAAGGACGATGGCGAGGGCGACGAGCAGGTCGAGGAGTCGGCGCATGACTAGGCGTGCGTGACGCGGTCGCGGAGCTCGGCGAGCTTGGCCGAATTCCAGCGCGCCGTGTCTCCGACGAGGTATCCGGTGATGCGGCGGATGCGCTCGAAGGGGCGGCGGCGGGTGTAGCGCGCGAGGATGGATTCGGGGTCGGAGGGGTCCGGGTCGAGATAGACGTCGGTCGCGCCGAGGCGGCGGGCGCGCTGCGAGATGGCGGCGAGCTGCGCGGGGGCGAGTGTGCCGAGGGCGGGGGAGGTGTGGATCATGGTCGGAGGGTCACACGGTCACACGGTCACACGGTCCCGGCCGCGGGAGCGGCCGGTGCGGAACCTTTCTCGGCGTCGCGCTTCCAGGCCGAGTAGCCGAAAAGCTGGCAGTAGTTGGCGAAGCGCGAGGCGCGGTTGGTGTAGAGGTAGCGACGCGGGTCGTACCACGCGAAGTGGTAGCGGGCGAGGCGGTGGCCGTTGCGGCGGAGGCGCTGGTTGGAGGCCGTGAAGTGCTCGCGGGTGCCGTCGGACTCGGACCACTCGACATCGTGGATCAGAGCGGCGGGCTCGAGCCACGAGTTGAGGTCGGAGACGGCGTCGCGGAGCCAGGCGGGAAACGAGTCCGGGCCGAGGCGGTTGTAGAGCAGACGGAGCTCCGTGTCGGTGTAGCGCGAGAGAATCTCGCGGCCTTCGAGGTCGGCGGCGAGGGCGATGGCGCGGAGGTCGGCGATGGCGGGGGCGGTCATTTTAGGGCGGAGCGGATGAGGAGGCCGAGGATGCCGAGCGTGTCGGCGAGGACGACGGCGAGGATGGTGCGGAGCAGCCACGTCTTCGTCTCGTCCGAGCGCTCAAGGGTCGCGAGGCGCTCGGCGTGCGAGGGGCGTCCGTTGCCGTTGAGGCATTTTTCCTCGAGGGTGCGGAAGCGGGAGAGACACTCCGGGCGGATTTCGGTTTCGGCGGGCATGGCGATCTCCTATGCCTTGTCCGGGCCGGGAACGAGCGGAATGCTCCCGACCACGCTCCCGAAGAGCCGCCCGGAGTTTTTGTCGTAGAGGAAGCCCACGGCGCCGACGCGGACGGGGACGAGACTGCGGACGGGTGCGCCGTTCGACCAGTACGCGAACGATCGGAGATCGAAATCAATCGTCGACGCGGTGTATGCGTCGCCGCCGTCCGTAGCTCCGATTCCGAAGTCCAGAGGTTTGGCGATTTTGTCCGCAACGGACAATGTGTTACTGTTAATTCCGTATACGAACGAATTACCATAAATGCCCGCTGTACGGAAGTCGCCCGTTGAGAAGGCGATGCCTGCTGCGGATTGCGAAAAATTTATCGCCATAATATCCCCGCTTGCGTCATTCGATGTGTACAACTGGGAGGAGGACGTAGACGCTCCCCTCCAGTTCCCGCAACGGAAACGATGTGATGCGTCTGGCGCGGTCTGAAAGCGAATCGACATATCGACGGAAAAGTCCGGCGACACGTTCTGGATTTCCGGCAGAATGTACGCCCCCGCAGGGACGGTGACAAAATCCACCTCTGCGTCGTAGGGGAGCGCCGAGTCCGTCGGCGCGAGGGCGTCGGAGGGTCGCTCGTAGACGACAGTGCCGCCGATGGCGGAGACGCCGCCCGCGTACGATACACGGGTGGTTTTCACGGCGCCGCGGACCGTCCAGAACTGAACATATGTCACGCCGCCATTTTCGACGAAGACGACGGCGGAGGCGTCGCCGGAGTCGAAGTCCGCCGCCGTCGCCCCGGCCTCGAGGTACGCCTCGGAGACGCCCTGCGGCCAGGACGCCTGCGGGTGCAGCTGCGAGGTCGGCGTGGCGGTCCACGTGAAAAACTGCGGTGGGCTGACGTCCGTGCGCTTGACCCGGTAGACGTGACGGAGGACGACGGCGTTGGTGCCGTCGGCGATCTCCGCGACGACCATGCCGTCCTCCGATTCGGCGACGCCGCGCGGCCCGGTCGGCCCCGTTGCGCCTGCGGGGCCTTCCGGGCCGGCGGGGCCTGTGGCGCCGGCGGGACCCTCCGGCCCGGACGGTCCTTCGGGACCCTCGGGGCCGGCGGGGCCGCGGAGGTCGACGGCGGGGGCCTCGGAGGGATCGCCGCCGAGGGAGTCGGCGCGCTGGCGGAGGGGCGCGTCGAACTGGACGACGGAGAGCGGGTGCGCCCAGTCGGCCTCGGTTGCCGGGTCGCCGCCGTAGGCGGTGAGCTCCCACGCGCAGAGGCGCTCGGCGAGGACGCCGAGGAGGGCGAGCGCCTCGGCGGTGCGCGTGCCGGAGGGGTCGGCGAGGTCGTAGGTGCCGATACCGGTGCGCGTGAGGTCATTGGTGCAGTAGACGGGGATCGTTGCGGGGTCCCAGTCGCCGGAGATGGTGAGCCGGAGCGGGGCGCCGGTGTCGAACCCGTAGGGGTCGGCCGGGTCGAGCGTGGCGGGGTCGAGCAGGATGATGCGGAGCGGCTCGGCGGAGCCGATCACGGGCGCCGGGACGGGCTGCGGGAGGGAGCGGCCGGAGGCGTCGACGACGCGGCCGCGGCGGCCGGGGGAGAGGAGGATGCGGAGGGTAATCATGGCGTGCGGCGGGGTTTGTGGATCAGAACTCGGGCGAGGCCGGCGCGGAGAGCGCCTTGGCGCTGGCGAGGATGGGGTCGACCTGCCGCGGAGACGGCATACCTCCCTCGGTGGCGAGGCGCACCGCGCGGATGGCGGCGCGCAGCTCGTACTCGCCAAGCTCGGCGGCGTGGTCCTCGGCGAGCAGGAGATTTTCGAGCAGGCGGTCGCGCTCCCAGTCGCGCGACGGGTCCTCCGCGATCTCGGAGGCGTAGCCGCGCGCCTTGAGGAGGTGCTTGCGGAGGCAGGCGGGGCAGGCTCCGGAGCGCGTCCGCTCCGCGTTGTCGGGCGTCGAGGGCGCTGGCGTTGTCGCCGGCGGCTTGTTGTGGCAGGGGCAGGACATCGGACTAGGTGAAAAAGACGTTGGCCGTGAAATTCTGGAGCGACTGGCCGCCGGATGCGGAGGAGGTCATCACGGCGCGCGAGACGTTGGACCCGGTCGCGTTAACCGTCTGGCCGGTCGAAAAAACAACGGAAATGTCCGGCTTCTTCGTCCGCGCGGTTGGCTGGCCTCCGCTCTGCGAGTAGTAGTCGATCGCGAGCGTCCAGGTGATCGAGACCGTGTAGCCGGGGAGGACGGTGCGCGAGGAGGCGAACACGAAGCGCCCGACCTCGGTCCGCGTCGTGCCCTTCTTGTATGGTATGCGGAGGCGCATGTTGTCGCCCTGGTTCTGCGCGTCCGCGGAGACGTAGCCGCAGCCGTTCTCGGAGACGCAGTTGTCGAACGTCATCGCGCTCGCGGCCGTGAACGCGGACCAGGTCGCGCCGGAGCGCGTCGCGGCACAGGAGCAGACGGGCGCGAAAACGTAGCACGACGAACCGTGCGAGCCGGAGCCTCCGGATGCGTGCGAGAGGTCGCCCGTGACGAGCGAGACGTAGAGCCGCAGCTGGACGAGCGCGCACTCGTCGCAGCAGCACCCGCGCAGGGCGGCGCCGTCGGCGAGCAGGGCTCCGTTTTTCGCGTAGATCGGCATGGCGCGGCTAGCAGGAGGTGATCGGGACGGAGACGCTCGACGTGTCGGAGTCGGTCGCGACGCCGTCGGCGTAGTCGGTCCATGCGTAGGTGAGGACGAGCGCGGAGCCGGAGATCGCGAGCGAAGAGAGGCCGGTCACGACCCGGCCGGAGAATCCGGACGCCGCCGGGACGGTCACGCTCGCTGCGACCTGCGGCTGGCCGCCGCACGGGGTCCGCTTGAGGTCGATCCTATAGCCTCCGGTCTCCGCCTCCCCGGCGATGGAGTAGGTGTCCGGTGCGGGGACGTCGATGTCCGTCGTATCGCTCGATCCCGCGCCGGCTGCGTCGACGCAGTTGCCCGCCGAGTCCTTCTCGCGGCGCTGCCGCTTGAACGTGTAGCGCGCGGCGACGCACGCGGGCAGGGTGCCGGTCTGGCGCTCGACGGAGTAGACGTCCGGGCAGTCCTCCTCGCCGCCCGCGAGGAGGAGCGAGCCGAGATGGTACTGGACGAAGCGCACGGCGCCGGAGGTGCCGGATTCCATCGCGGCGACGAGGTGCGCGTAGGCGGCGTGGCCGGAGAGGGAGGTCGGAGGGTTGGCGGCGAGGACGAGCGCCCAGCCGCCCGCGTAGCCGCCCGAGGTGGACCCGGCCGGCGGGTCGACGGGCGGCGCGATGGCGAGCCAGACGCGCTGCGAGGGCGTCCACGAGCCGAGGTCGACCCAGGGGGAGTCGACCGAGCCGAGCGAGCCCTGCGGCGCGAGCGCGGAGTCCTCCCAGCGGATCGCCTGCGCGACGAGCGGCGGGAGGTAGCAGAGCATATGCGCCGCGGAGTCAACCTCGGCGACGCGGCACGCGAACGGGCGCGGGCGCGCGGGGCTCGCGCGGTCGATCCGGCGGTCCTCGAACGACACCCCGCCACGGTCCAGCACGAGGTCGCGCAGAACGGAGGCGGAGGATTCTGAGAGGAGATAGCGCACGGCGGGGAGTGACGAGTGACGAGTGACGAGTGACGAGAGGAAAGCGACGAGTGACGAGCGGGACTAGGGCTCGGGGTCGGGGGGATCGGGCTCGGGCGGTGGCGGGTCGCCCTCGGTCGGAGTCGCCGGGAGCTCGAGGTCGGACCAGTCGGCCTCGACGTAGGCGGCCCAGACGCGGACGACGGGGTCGGCGCCCGTGCCGAGCTTGCCGCCCTGCGCGTCGAGGAGGATCGGGAGGGCGGTCGGATTCTCGGTGCCGTCCTCGCCCGCGACGGTTGCGCGGACGAGCTTGCCGGAGTCGAGGTAGGAGAAGCCCTGCTCGACGAGCGGCACGTCCCAGCCGGCGTCCTGCGAGGTCTGCCCGTTCTTGCCGTAGTAGTTGTGCGCCGGCGCGATGTTGTAGGTGACGTGGTAGCGCGTATCGGAGCCGACGGCGAGCGTGTCCTCGATCTCGATTTCGAGGCGCGCGGTGTGCGCGGGGAACGTGACGCCGAGGATGGCGACGGCCTGCTGGTTGATCGTGCCGTCGAGCGAGGCCGCGAGCTTGGGCCAGTCCTGCTCCGCCCTCTTCACCCGCGCGCCCATGTAGCGGCGCTTGACCTGGACGGCGCGGTCGAACGGCTCGCCGGCCGAGTTGAGGACCGGGTCGCCGCTCGCGACATCCGCGACGAGGTCCGCCTCGACCTCGTAGATCGGCCAGGCGCGCTCGAGGATGCGGACGGCGGACTCGACGCCGGGGTCGTCCGGGTCGTCGCCGGGGTTGACGACGGACGTGCCGCCGTCGCCCTGCGGCTCGTATTTGACCTCGATCATCCAGACGAGCGAGCCCTGCTGCTCGGCGGCGCTGCGGATCGTGACGCCGCCGCGGACGAGGTAGGTGTAGACGGGGTGCCGCGAGCCGCTGGCGGGGAGGCCGGAGATGTTCGCAAGCTGCGGGCGAACGCCGCGGCCGAGGATGACACCCCAGAGATCCGTGACGCCCTGCGGCACGTCGCTCTCGTCGTACTCGATCGCGCCGGCCTGGACGAGGCGGGCGACGCCCTGCGTGAATGCTCCGATGGTCGGCATGACTAGAACGCTCCCAGGTCTTCGAGATTGATGGTGAGATCCGCGAGGCGGAGGGGCCACGACGAGGCAAGGTCGAGCTCGCAGGACGAGTCGACGACGCGGGAGCCGAGCTGCGTGGCGGGGTCGCGCACGAGGTCGAGGATCGCGTCGGCGAGGCGCGAGACGGCCTCTCCGCCGGCGAGGACGCGGACGCCGTCGGCCTCCTGGACGGGGACCGCGGAGCCGGGTGCGCCGGCGGCGGCGTCGAGCAGGAGCAGCGCGCGCACGACGTGCGGGTAGGGGCCGCCCTGCGGCTCGCCGCCGCTCTGCGCGGTGACGACGAGCGCCGGGTAGCTCGCGGCGATGCCGCGGCGGTCGGCGGGGAGGCCGTCGAGGTAGACGGTGAGCGGCTGGCCGCAGAGCTCGCGCGCGAGGTCCGCGATGTCGGCGGACTGCGCGACGCGGGAGGCGATCGTGCGGGCGAGGCGCCAGGTCGAAAGAACGGTTGCCATGGTTGGAGCGGTTGAAGAGGAAATGCTGAATGCTGAATGCTGAATGCTGAATTAGCGGCGGCGGCGGGAGGTGGAGGCGAAGCGGGTTTGCGTCCAGCTCTTCGCCTTGCCGGAGAGGATGTTTGCGAGGGCGTGGTCGAACCACTCGCCGAGGAGGGGAGCGACGGCGACGCGGAGCGGGCCGGCGATGTCGCGCACGGGCTGGTCGGGGACGGGCGGGAGCGCGGAGTAGCGCGGCCAGCCGGCCGGGACGAGCGTCGCGTGGTAGTAGCGCATGGCGGCGGGGCTCTCGCCCATGCGGCGGATCCAGTTGCGGAGGATCTGAGCCCGGTCGCCTCCGCCGAACTGCCAGCGCTCGAGGAGCGGGCGGCGCGAAGGGACCATGTCGAGGCGGACGACGCCGCGCTCGGGCGCGTCGATGCGCCAGAGGCGCGTATTCGTGAGGCCGCCTCCCGGCTTGCGCGAGGGCGCGGAGAGGTTGCCGGCGCCACGAATCCACCAGAAGAAATTGAACGCCGGGAGCGAGCCGACGTCCTTGCTGCCGTTGTTCTTGAGCGCCTTGATGTATTTGGCGCGGACGGCGGCGCCCATGCGCTTGAGGGCGGTGACGGCCGACGAGACGAGCGCCGTCGAGACGGTGCGGCAGAGGCGCTGCGCCGCGCGCGTGTCTGCGGTGGCGGCGATCATGGCAGAGCGACCTCCCGCGTGGAGCATTCCAAGAACACCATGCCGCCCGGAAGCTGCTCGGATTTCTGGACGACGAGCCGGTCGAAGCGTGGCGGGGTGGCGGTGTCGCCGTGGAGGATGGAGCGCGGCGGCGGGATCGCGGCGCCCTCCGGCCAGTCGGAGAGCCGGAACGCAAGGCGGACGGAGTTGGCGTCCGCGGCGGCGCCGACGGTGCCGGGGGCGTCCGTGCCGAAGTAGATGCACGGGATGCTCGCCTCGATGGTCGACCCGTCCGCGTAGATCGCGGTGCAGGTGCAGGCCGGGCCGAAGAAGCCGGAGAATGCGCTGGCGGGGATGGAGAGCATCGGGGAGCGACGAGTGACGAGTGACGAGTGACGAGAGGTCAGACGACGCCGAGGGAGCCGAGGGAGGAGCGGAGGAATGCCCAGCCGTCGCGCTGGACCTGGAGGAGCTGCGGAGAATCGCCGGACGATGCCGCGGACGGAGAGCCCGAGAGGGACGTCGTGACGGTGGCGGCGATGCCCTTCGCTCCGGTGATGGTGCGCCTGATGGAGAGTTTGAGGGCCTCGTAGGAGCCGGCCATGACGGCGCTTGCGCCCTTCCAGGCGTCTGCGGTCTTTTTCGCGGCGTCCACGCCGGCGTCGCCGATCTTCTTGAGGCTGGCGGTGGAGCTCTTTTCGATCTCCTCGTCGACGCCCCACGCCGCCTCCATCGCCTTGTCACGCTTGGCGGCGAGGTCGGAAAGATCGACGGAGAGCTTGAGCCCCGCCTCCTCCCGGAGCCGGCGCACAAGCTCGCCGACGGTGTTTCCGGCGAAGTTTTCGCCAATCTCGTCGTATGCTTTCTGGTATTTCTTCGTGGCGGCCTCGATCTCGGCGGCGGCGCGGGCGTTGACCTCCTCGACGGTGTCGTCCGTGAAGAGCGCCTTGACGAGTCCGGCCACCTGCTTGAAGCGCGCGACGATCTTCTCGCCCCATTCGACGATCTTCGCGCCGGCCTTGAGCAGCCCCTCCACAAGGAGTCCACCTAGGTAGTCGACGAAGACGATCTTGAAGACGGTCTTGAAGTTGCCGAGGACACGGGCCGCGTCCTCGACGAATGCGGAGACGTAGCGGAGCCCCGCCTGGAGCCAGAAGCGTAGCTGCGCGCCGAACACGAGCCCGAACTCGCGTGAGGACATCCCCGTGAGGCCGGCGAGCTTGTCGCCGATTTCGACGATGGACTCGAGCCAGCCATTCTTGAGCGCGCGGCCGGCCGAGGAGAATCCGTCGGCGATGGCGTCGGCCTTGGCGACGACGTCGTCGGAGAGGCCCGGCATCGCGTTCGTGATCTTGTCGAGGCCGTCCACGACGGCTTGCGGGCCGGTGCGGACGATGGCGGCGAGCCCAGGACCGAACGAGCGCCCGAACGTTTCGGAGAGCGCCTTGACGCGCTCGCCCTCGGTTTCGAGCGCCGCAATCTCCGCGAGCGTCGCCTTGAGCCCTTCCTCGCCGGCGCGGCCGGTCGCTTTCGTCATTCGCGCCATGCCGTCGGCAATCGCCTCGACCGTGGCGCCCTTCGCCCCCATCTGCCCGAGCGCGAGCTCGAGGCGCTGGAGGTAGTCGGCGGACGTTCCCGCCTGCGCGGCGCGGTCGCTGAGAACCGACAAGGCCGCGGTCGCGCTTTTCACCGCAAGCACGGCGGCGCCGGCGGCCGCGGATATTCCGAGCAGGCCGTTGCGGACGGCGTGCGCGGTCGCAGAGAAGCCGCGGAACGAGAACGCCCCGGACGAGACGCGACCGGCGCGCGCGAGGCGCGCGCTTGTGGCGTCGACCGTTTTCGCAAGCCTGTTGATGCGGTCGGCGGCGGCGGCGAAGACTCCTTTTGTCTTGTCGACGCCTTCCAGGCGCATTTCTATTGCTGTCGAAGAGCTAGGCATTGGTCGCGGAATCGGAGAAGGTTTCTGGCGATTTGGTCGTTGTCGTTTTCCGGCTGTTCGTCCGTGTCTACGCCCCATTCGCTGAGAATTTCCCGCGGCTGCGGGTGCGGCGGCTTGTATGCGAGGACATGGAGGGCGCAGTAGATTTCGGAGAGCGCTTCCGGGAGCCAGAGCCCCGGAACATCCCGCGCGACGGAGCGGAGCGCCGCGAGCGGATCGTCGTCGCGGAACCCTAGCCGCCGGGCCCGGACGAGGGCTGCGGCGGCTCGAGAAAATCCGCGTCGTTGTCGGACGCAAGGCCGATCACCTGGTCGACGAGCTTGGCCGGAACGTCGTCGACGGGCGGGACGCGCTCGCCGTCCGGGGGAACGACGAGGGTTTCCCACGCCTCGCCCATGACGGCGAATTTCTCCGCCGGCGTGGCGTTGAGGAATCGGCGGGCGAGGCCGTAGGTGATCGCCCGGACGCCGTAACGGATTCCGGCGTAGACGAAGTGTGCGATGATCGTGGTCATGTTTTATCCCTTCGTGAGGAGGAAGGGCCGCCCGGCGCGCGGTATGAACCAGTCGCGCGAGACTTCCCGAACGCGCTACCCGAAAGGACCCGCGCGCCGGGCGGCCGAGGCCCCGCTAGTTGGACTGCTGCGCCGGCGTGATGTCGTAGCCGCCGACGGGCGCGAGAACGAGCGTCACGGCGCCGGCGCGGGAGCCGTCGACCTCGATCGTCGGATACTCGATCGATTTGACGGTGACGGACTCGGTGAACGCGGCCGAGACGGGCGTGCCGCCGTCCGAGAACGCGGGCGTGATGGTGACGGAGATCACGTCGCCCGCCTTGATCGAGAGCGCGGTCCCCTCGTAGAGGGCCGTGACGGTGAGGTCGCCGAGCGAGGTGATGCCGCGGCCCAGCTGCGTGAAGGTCTGGTCGCCGAACGCGCCGAGGGTGTCCGTCTCGACGGAGCGCGGGGTGCCGATCGGGGCGGAGACGATCGGGAGCGTGATGCCGGTCACGGTGATCGTGGAGACGGCCTTGTGCTTTTGCGTTGCCATTTTGTGTGTGGGTGGTTAGGGGTTGGCCCGGCTAGTCCCCGGCTGGGGCGGAGAGCGCTCCCGTGGTTTCGGCGGCGACGATCACGTTTCCGTCGAACGTCGCGCCCTTGAGGTCGGTTCCGGCAGCGATGGCGGACGCGGGCGGCGTGAAGTCGACGAGGTCGACCGGGCCGGATGCCTGCTCGCGGCGGACGAGGACGGTGAAGGGGATGGGCTGGAAATCGATTACGTCGTCCGTCCATCCGATCGTGACGGCGACGGAGTCCCCGATCACCGGGATGACGGCATATTTCACACCGGGGGCGAGGGCGGAGAGTGCGGGCGTCTGGTTGAACGCAATCGTTCCGTCGGGGAGGCCCGTGTCGTCGTAGCCGATGGGCCGGAGGACGATGGTCTGGCTGCCAACCGTGACGGTTTGCGGCTCGATGTCGGTGCCGGTGCTGGCGGCGTCCGCGACGAGGTAGAGCGCGGCGGATTCGCCGAGCGGGATGGTGACGGCGAGTGGGAGCGGGGTGAACGTCGGCGCGTCTCCGGGCTTCCCGGCGTTGAGCCAGTCGGCGACCGCCTGCAGATAGGGGTCGAGATTGATGTAGATTGCTTTCATCGGTTGAAAGGGTTGAAAGGGTTGAATCGGTTGAAGCGGCGGAGGGGTGGCGACCCCGCCACGGGCGAGAAAGGCGGCGCCCGTGGCGGGGTGCCGGACCGCTAGGGCAGGATCGTGAGGACCTGGGCCGGGAGCGCGAGCACGCCGCCGAAGAGCGCCTCGACGGTGGTGTTGCGGTCGTCGACGCAGGGCGCGAGCGCCGTGCGGATCGTGAGCGTGAGGCCGGTGCGGTCGTCGGTCCGGTAGCCCCACTCGGAGTAGGCGGAGGGGTTGCGGACGGCGACGGGGCGGCCCGCCAGCGCGAACGAGCCGCGCGGCACGACGTAGCCGGCGACGGAGGCCGGGATCATCGGGTCGCAGAGCACGTCGCGGAAGCCGAGCAGCCCGCCCTCGAACCAGCCGTCGCGCACGGGGTTGGCGGTGCGGTCCCACGCGGCCACGTCGAACAGGGTCATGGCCGCGGCGTAGTAGGGCGCGGAGAGCACGAGCGCGCAGTTGGCCGGCTCGGCGCCCGCGAACGCGGGCCGGCCGCCGGCGGCGGCGACGCCCTCGAAGACCGCCGCGAGGATCGCGGCGAAGTCCGCCTTGGTGACGGCCGCGGCGCTCGCGCTGGCGAGCGAGAGCTGCGCGCCGGTCGTGGCGGCGGCGGCCGGGAGCAGGTTGTGCCACGCGCGCAGCGCGGAGGTGCCGACGCGGATGGCGGCCTGGTCGATGGAGGCGCGGTCGACGGCGAGCGTCGGGGCGTCGCCGAGGTTGTCGTAGGCCTCGGGCGTGATGCCGAAGGTGATCTTCGGGTGGGAGGCGAGCTTGACGTCGACGAGCGTGACGCCGCCCTGCGCGGTGCAGTAGTTGTTGGTGTCGCGGTCGAACTCGGCGGCCTCGCCGACCTCGACGAGCGGGATCTGGAGGGTTTTGCCGGGGGAGGCGGGGCGGGAGCCGAACTGCGCGCCGATGCGCTGCAGGCGGGCGACGTAGGGGCGCGTGGCCTCGAGGACCTGGTCGAGGATTTCGCCGTTGTCGGTGGCGGGGTAGGAGGTGGCCATTTTGTGTGTTTCCTGGATGGGTTGTTGGGCGGTTTGGTGGTTGTGTGCCTAGCGGCGGCGCGCGGTGGCGCGGGCGCGTTCGGCGGCGAGCTCGGCGCGGTGCGTGGCGGCGTAGGCGAGCCGGTCGTCGAGGGAGCGGAGGGCGTCGCGTGCGTCGCGGATCGGCGTGGCGCTGGCGGGGAGCGTGGCCGGATCGGCCTCGCCTCCCGGCGCCAGGGCGCCGCCGACGAGCGAGGCGCGCGCGGCGCGCTCGGTCTCGACGAGGCCCGCCAGCGCGTTGGCGCGGGCGGTGAGATCGGAGATGGTCTGGCGGGTTCGCTCGAGCTCGGCGCGGGTGTTGGAGAGCTCGCGCTCGAGCGCGGCGATCTTCTTGCCGGCCGCGCTCTGGACGGAGCGCGCGGCGGCCTCCGCCCTGCCCAGCGCCTCGCGCAGCTGCTCGCACGACGGATCGGCGGAGGCCTGCGGAGCGGGAGGCGCATCGGGCGCGGGGGCGGATGGCGCGGGATCCGGGGAGGCGGCGGGCGGCTCGCTCGGAGAGCTCGCCCCGTCTTCGGCGGGAGAATCCTCGGGCGCCGGCGCCGGGGAGGTCGGCGCGGAGTCGGGGGCGGGGGCTTCCGGCTGGTCGGGCGCCGGGGTCGGGTCCGCTGCTGGCGCATCCGGCTCTCCGGCCGGCGCGGCGTCGAGGATGGTGGCGGGGTCGGGCTCGCCGACGCCGAGCGCGGCGAGGCGCGAGATCCGCGAGAGGGTCGGGATGCGCTCGGCGAGGCGCTCGAGCTGCGCGGTCGGCCTGGCGATGCGCGCGGCGGCGTCCGGGTCGGCGACGGCGGGCGCCGCGGCCTCGGTGCCGAGGATGGAGTCGACGATGCCGAACTCCTCGGCTGCCTTCGCGGTGAGCCAGAGCTGGCCGTCGTCGCGGAACGCGGCCTCGACCCGCGTGCGCGGGAGGCCGTGCGCGACGAGCGCCTCGATGGTCGGCTCGTTGACGCTCTCGAGGTCGGCGGTTGCGGCGCGGTGCGCGTCCGGGCCGCCCTCGGCGGCGACGGTCGCGCTGTGGAACATGAGGCGCGAGTTGACGTGCGCGAGGACCTCGGCGCCGGTCGGCGCCTGGAGGACGATCTCGGCGGCGGCGGAGGCGGCGAGGGCGCCGATCGTGATGCGGATCGGGACGCCGCGCGCGGCGAGGTCGGCGAGAGCGACGGAGATCTCGCGGGCGGCGTCGACGATGCCGCCGGGGGAGTTGATCGCGAGGTCGACGCCGCTCTCCGGGTCGGCCTCGGCGAGCGCGCGGACGACGCGGCCGGATGGGGTCATGAGCCCCTTGTCGATGTCGGAGGCGAACCAGGGATCGTCGAACCAGTTGTCCACGATCACGCCGTTGAGCTGGATTTTCTTCATGTCTGATTTTCCGTGTTGGGGGTGGCGGCGGGAGCCGCCACGGCGGAACCCGGGGTGATTTCGTCCTGCGCGAGGGAGAGGCCGAGGGAGGCGCAGAATTCGCGCTCGGCGTTGCGCTGGCGTAGCACGTCGCGCCAGGCGGGGCCGAGCTCGTCGCGCAGGGTGCGCGTGCCGTTGCGGAGCGCCGCGAGGAGGGCGCGCTGCTCCTTCTCCTCGTCGACGGCGGGCATTCGCGGATAGGTCCAGCGGATGCGCGTCTCCCAGCCGTCCGGTGGCGCTCCCTTGATTTCGCCGAGCTCGATCGCGCGGCCGAGGACGTGCCGCGCGACCCAGTCGGAGAAGCAGTCCTCGAGCGCCTGCTGGTTGTCCCGGAACGTCGTCCAGGACATCGTGAGATCGCCGCGGAATGCGGTGTAGCTGCCCTCGGCGCGGCCGGAGGCATAGGAGGCGTTGAGGCCGTGCGCGCGGCCGGCGAGGCGGGTGGCGTATTCCAGAAACTCGACGACGCGGTCGGACGGGCGCGTGGCGGGGTCCCATTCGATTTTTTCGATGCCGTCCCAGAGATCGAACTGGCCGCCGGAGAGGCGGGCGAGGTTGGAGCGGGAGGCGCCGGAGTCGGCGTCGTCGTCCACCGCTCCGGGCGGGAGCGGGGCGGCGGCCGTGGCGGGGTCGGGCGCGGAGGCCGCGGCGGCGTCGGCGACGGACCGCGCGAGGTCCTCGGGCGCGGGGAGAGCGGCCATGTCGACCGGATGGACGGGCGCGTCCTTCGCGATCGCGGCGGCGTAGTGCGAGGCCGCGCGCTTGGCCGATTGCAGCTCGTAGTCGGTCATCTCGAGCGCGTCCTGGACGGTCGCGATCGAGGGGAGGGCGTCGGCCGATCCGCGGAGCTGGCGGAGGCGGAACTTGCGCGTGACGTGGCGCCACGGCGCGGCGTCGGGGTCGTCCGGGTCGAGGAGGAGGACGAGCGCGTCCGTGTAGGGGATCTCGACCTCGCCGCGGTGGCGCGAGACGATCACGCCGCGCTTGCGGCCGAGGTCGTCGAGGACGATGCCGGAGCATTGGTGCCAGCCGGCGCGGCCGGTGCGCTTCGTCCACTCCGCGAAGTCCGGCGAGCGGAGATTGGAGATCTGATCGGCTTCAAAAAACGCGAGGCGCCCCGTGCCGCGTTTCTCGGCGGGCAGGCGTGGGGAGAGCAGGCCGTCGTCGAAGACGGCCACGCAGTCGCCCTCGAACGCGAGCGAATACACGACGAGCTGGAGCGTCTCGCGCCAGGTCGTGCCGTCGATGTAGTCGGCGTGGCGGCCCCAGCGGTGGTTGAAATAGTCGGCGGCGGCGGCGAACCAGTCGCCCTTGGCGTCGGCGAACACGAGCTGCCCGCAGTCGCCGATCGTGTTGACGCGAATCGTGCGGGCGAGGCCGCGGACCTGCGCCGAGTTTCGCATGAGGTCGCGGGCGAGGTCGACGCCTTCGAGCCGGTGGCGCGGCGAGAGCTGCGGCGACTCCTCCTCCGGGCCGCGCTCGACGCGGGGCGGGCGGCGCTTGCGGCCGCCGGCCGAATTGAACGGTTCCGCGAACGAGTAGAACGACCGGACCGCGGAGCGGACGAGCGCGAGGTCGCGCGGCGAGAGCTGCGGCGCGGGCTTCGCGGAGGTGCGCTTGGTCTGGGGCTTTTTCGCGGGCATGGGATTTTAACGGAGGAAATCGGGGAGGTCGGAGGTGCGGCGGACGGCGGTCTGCTCCGCCGGGAGGCCGAGCAGCTCGCGCATCCGGGCGGTGATCGCGCGCAGCTCGGCGGTGAGCGCCTGGGCGTTGCGCTGGACGGACTGCGAGTTGCCGCCCGCGGAGATCGAGGCCGAGGACGAGCCGAGCTCGGCGATGATCTCGTTGCGCCGGGCGTAGAGCGTCGCGTATTCGGCGGCGTCCTGGGCGGAGAGTCTGGCGGCGGGATTCGGCATGGGTGTCCATGTAGGCCCCCGAAAATCGCCGCGACATACACAAAAACGCGATTCCGCCGTGCGTGATTTTCGCCGCTTTGTCCTCTCCCGGAGCGGCGAAAAAATTATTTTTCACACCTCGCGCGCGGCCACCGGCGCGCGCCCTCGCGCGCGCACGCGAGAGAGTCGGGCAAAAAAACGCCGCCGGACCTCGCGGCCCGGCGGCGATTGGAGCGGTGCTAGCCGTTCCGGTTTTGTCGGCGTTTCAATTCACGCGCCCCGGAGGGCGCGACGAGGTGGAATCTACCACAATCGCCTCGCGCTTGTCAAGCGCCTGGGCGGACTCCTATGAGCGGAGTCCAGCGAGGCGGTCGAGGCGTTCGTTCTCGGCTCGGCGCGCGATCATTTCCGCCGAGGCGCGCTCGGCCTCCTCGCGCGTTGCGAACCACGGCGACTGCTTGATGATCGGACCGCCGGCCCAGACACCGCCGCAGACGCGGAAGCCGCCCTCGGAGCGAAAGATTTTTCCAACACGAAACTCGGTCGTTGGCCTCCCGCCCTTCGTGCCGTTCGCGCGGGATGCGGCGCGTTTAGCGGGCGAGGTGGACGAGCCGCCCATGCGGCCGAAGGAGGAGGCGGCGCGGTTTTTCCGTGCGAGCGAGTGATAGCAGGCGAGGAGGCGCTCGACGTCGTCCGGCGTAGCGCATTTTTCCCAGCCGCGGACAAAAACCACGCCGCCGTCCGTGGCGGCAAGCGCGGTGCCGCCCATGCGGGAGGACTGGTTCACGCGGTGATAGCCGAGGGTTTCGGCGACGGCGAGAAATTCGGGCTCGGTGTAGGTCTGCATGGCGTTTCTCCTAGACCTCTACGCGGGTGTAGGTGGAGACGGCTTCGTCGCCGCGAAACTCCGTAATGATGGGTTCGGCTTCGGGTTCGCCGCCGTCGGCCTCCCATTCGGCGCACGCGGCCTCGAGCATCTCGACGGCCTCGTCCCAATCTTCGGTCCCGTCGCACTCAAACGCGGCTTGTTCGCGGGTTCCGACGGTGTAGTAGGTTTCGGTGTTGGTCTGCATGGCGTGTCCCTCCTAGAGCGCGATGTCGACAACGATGGATGCGGCATAGGCGCGGGACGGGTCGGCGGGCTCGGCAAAGATGTCGTCCGCCGTGTCGACCTTCTGGACGGAGACGTCGGCGTCCGTCCATTCGCCGTCGCCGAGGGCCATCAGCGCGCTCCCGATGTTGCGGCGCGCCTCGTCCTCCGTCGCGCCGTTGGCGACAATCTCGACGGCCTCGCCGTGCTGGTGCGCGTAAGCCCACGCGGAGACGAGCGCGTTAACGATCTTGACCTTGTTTGCCTTGATGATGTTCATGGTTTTTTCCTTTCGGGTTGGTGTTTCGGCTGGATTGCCTTGCGCTTTCCTTTGTAGCACTCCCCGTGCCAAAACCTAACCGGTTGGGAATTTTTCAAGAAAAGCAAGGCGGGAAGCGGCTTTTTGCGTTTTCGCGCGTTTTTCCACTTCCCGCCGTCCGGGCTCGGTTTTTCTCAATTGTGAGAATCTAGCCGCTTAGGTTCTCAATTTTGAGAGAACGAGTGGCGGCTATGTGAGGAGGCGAGGCGCTCGGGACTCCTCGTCGAGGCGGTCACGGATGAGCGCGAGGGCGGAGGGCTCGCGCTCGACGAGGACGCAGCGGCGCCCGCTCGCGAGGGCGGCGACGGCGGTGGAGCCGGAGCCGGCGAACGGATCGAGGACAATGTCGCCAGGCCGCGTGGCGGTGCGGATGAGGTAGGAGAGCAGGCCGAGGGGCTTCTGGCACGGGTGGACGCGCAAGGGGACCGGAACGACCGGGAAGCGGAGGAGGTCGGAGGGAGTTGCGTCGTCGGCCGCGAAGAACGGCCGGCGCAATTCCTCCCATTGCGCGCGCAATCCCTCCCATTGCGCGCGCAATCCCTCCCGGTCGGCCGTTCCGTCCGGCCGGGAGGGATTGCTACGGTCGACGGCGGGGTTGATGATCGCCTGGAGCGCGGCGTAGGCGGCGGGGGTCGGGAGCTGCCATTGGTGTCCGCCGAAATAGTGGCCGACGATGGCGCCGGTCTGGCCGGGGAAGAATTCGGTCCAGCGCGCGGCGACGTCGCGGAGGCGGAGGCCGGAGACGCGGAGGGCGCGGTCGAAATACGCGGCGAGCGGCGCCATTTTCGCGTCGTGCTCCTTTTCCTCGCGGAGTCGCCAGGCGCGCTCCGCGTCACGCTCGGGAGTCGCCTCGCCGGAGCCGTCGATGTGGACGGCCTCGGCGAATAGGACGCGCTCGGAGTCCGGGAAAAAGGTGCGCTGCGCGTCCGGGTCGCATTGTCCGGACCGAGGCGCAGCCCCATCCTTGATCCACACAAGATCCTGCAGGGCGTGCCAGCCGGAGGAATCCGGGAGCGCGGCGCGGGCGTCGAGGAACGCGCCGACAGGTCCAAAAACGAACGCGGTGGCGTTGGACGCGCAAAGCGGGCGCAGCCGCGCGAGGGCGAGCGCCCAGTCCTTCGCGTGCTCGCGCGCGTCCCAGTCGCCGGCCGTGGCGTCGTCGGCCGAATAGTGTCCGATTCCGTAGGGCGGGTCCGTAAGGACGAGCTGCGCGCGGGCGTCCGGCCCCGCCCAGGCGGCGACGGCCGCACCGATCTCGGCCGGGTCGGCGGCGAGGCAGTCGGCGCGGAGGACGAGCGTGGCGGTGTCGGACCGGACGACCTCGACCGTCGGAGCGGCGGGGTTCACGATGCGACCTCCGCGTTATGGATCCTAGAGAGGAGCTCGTCGCGCTCGTTGGAGAGCGCGACGAGCGCGCGGTCGGCCTCGGCGAGCTCGCGCTCGGCGCGGGCGGCGCGGTCGGACCATTCGCGCGCGGTGGCCTCGGCGGCCATTGCGCGGCGGAGGAGGCGGTCGCGCTCGCCGGCGCGGTCGGACGCCTCGACGCGCGAGAGCGCGCGGAGGCGCTCGGCCTCTCGCAGGGAGGAGGCGAGCCGGTCGTCGAGCGCGGCTGCGGAACGCTCGGCGTCGCGCGCTTGTATCGCGAAGAGCAGCACCGAGGCGATCCCGAGGAGCGCGGCGGCGACGGCAAGGGCGGAGTCGGTCATCGCACGTCCTCCCCAACCAGACTCGCCCGCGCCTCGGCGACGCGGTATGCATCCGGCGTTCCGAGCCACGCCTTGACTGCGGCGTAGGTGCCGGCTCGGAGGACGCCCACGATGCCGAGCGCGAAATGCGCGTAGGCAATGGGTTCCCCGCGCGTCGTGTCTGCGATGAAATTGTGGATCGAAAATCCGTTTACGCCGCGCGGATAGGTTCGCCCGCCTATTCCTTCCCGGCGCGAGACGTAGAAAACGAGCACGGCGGCCGCCCGCGAATCCATCGTGTAGCCGGCGCGAAGGACGGCGACGATCGGGCGCATCGGGAAATGGCCGGCGGATTCGCACTCGCGCCAGAGGCGGAGGCATTGCGGATTGTCCTCGGCTCGGTATTCCTCGCGCTTGGTGCCGAGGATGATCATGTCGAGCCATTTGCGCTTGATCGTAAGGTTGAGCTCCGGCTTGATGCCCTCGGCGAGGCGTGCGGCCTCGGCCTCGCGGCGGCGGGCGTCCTGGATGGCGGCGGCCACCGCGTTGCCGCGCTCCTCGCGGAGCTGGCGGACCTGGAGGCGCTTCGCGACGCGGCACGCGCCCGCCCACGCGGCCTCGAACGCCGGAACGGCGAGCTCGCGGTCGCGCAGCTCGATCCCGCGGAGGTTGTAGCGGCCGACGAGCCGGCGGTGCGTGCGCCCGGCTCCGCGATCGCGGACGAAGAGCAGTTCGAGGCAGCCGACGATGCGGCCACGGATCGGGGACCACGGCGGAGCGCCGCGGAGCGGCGGTATTTCGGTTTTGGTTTTCATTTTTGCCTTTCGGGTTTCTTTTTCGTGTTATGCCATTCTTGCCGGCCGCACGCGTACGGCGGGCGGGCGGCGTGGGATGGCGGGACGGGGTTGCGGGGCTTGGCGCGGCGCGAGGGCTGGCACGGGCGGAGGCGTGGCGGGGTCCGAGGCGGGGGCGGCGTCCGGGCGAGGCGCGGGCGGGGAGACGCGGCGGAGGCGCAGCGCGGAGGCCGAGGCCGAGGCCGAGGTGGCGTCGAGGGCGTCCACGTCGTCGAGGATGCGATACCAGGCCGCCATGCAGAGCGCGCCGGAGCCGGCGTCGAGGTAGTGGTTGCCCGCGCCCGGTCGCTGGTTCCAGAGGTAGAGATCGGGAGCGCCGCGGCCGCGGGAGATTTTCTCCGCGAGATACTCGCCGCAGACCTCCTCGGCAAACGGGAGATGCTCGCGCGGGTCGCGTCCGGGAAGCGAGAGCGAGCCGGGCGATGCGGGGTCGGCGAGCCACCCGCGTTGAAACCTCTCGCGCCAGAGGTCCGAATTTTGCGCGAACCAGACCTCGGCGCCATCGCGGCGGAAGTCGGCGTCGCGTCCGCGCTGCTCGACGGAGCGCGAGCGCGCGGCGTAGTTGCGATTGGAGAACCCCTGGCACCCGTAGACGATGCGGCCCGTCCGCGCGCGCCAAATCTCGGCAACGCGGAGGACGGTCCGGCGGCGATAGCCGCAGTCGATCCAGACGGCGGCGACGCGCTCGGCGCGGCCGGTGTCGGCGGCGACGAGGCGCAGCTCAAGGAGGCGCGCGAGCAGCTCCGAGAGCCCGGCGGCGATCCGGCGGTCGGTTTCGTCGTCGGTGGCGTTGCGCGGGACGAGCCGCTCGCCCCCGCCCGGCCAGCGGCCCCAGTCGGCGACCGCGGCGCGCTGGTGCGGCCCCGCGGCGAGGATGGAGTAGGAGAGGCCTGCGGCGGAGTTGACGTCGACGAACGCGACCGCCTGCGCGGTGCCGGGCGGGAGCGTGAGGCGGGCGGCGCCGTTGAGGCGCGAGGCGACGAGCTGAGGCGAGATCGCGACGGCGTCCTCGCGGATCCGTGTCGTGAGCTGATACTCCGCCGCGAACGCTGCGCGCCCCATCGTGAGCAGCAGGTTGCGCGCGTGCTGGTAGCCGGAGAGCTCGAGGCGCGTGTCGAAATTGAGCGGGTCCAGGACCGCGGCGCCGCGGTCCATCTCGGCGCGGTGCGCGGCGTAGAGCGCGGTGGCCGCGCGGAATTCGGAGTCGCCGGAGAGCCGCGCCTCGCGCCAGAGCGCGTCGTAGTCCAGCCAGAGCGGCGAGGGCGGCTCGCTCTCGACGAGCGGATGCTCGACGAGCCGCCACTCCGGGTGCTGCTCCGGGTCCGCAAAACGGTCGGAGAGGTCGCCCGGCTCGATCGGCGTCGAGGTCATTACGGCATTGAGCATCCGCGAGCCCGTGAGCCCCTGCACGTCGCCCTGTATCCACTCCTCGAGCTGTCGGATCGCATTCGGATTGCGGGCCTCCTCTCTGCTCTGGATGTCGTCGAGGAGAACGAAGTCTGGTCTGCGCGCCCCTCGAACAAGGCCCCTCGTTTTCGATCCGGCGCCTCGGCCCATAACGACCGCCCCGCTCGCCGGAGAGCCCTCGATCGTCGGGAGCCGGATCTCACGCGCGCTGCGCCGCACCTGCGTCCGGCGGCCGTGGTAGGATTGCGCGAGCCAGCGCTGCGAGAGCCCCTCCGCCGCGCGGATCGGGACCGCGATCTCCGGATAATCGTCGCCGAACGCCTCGCAAAATTCGAACACGTCCCAGACGTCGCCGAGGATTCCGGCCGTGAGATCCGCCGCGGCGCAAAAAATCACGACATAGTGCAGCCGCCCCGTCGCGATCGCCCAGGCGAGCGCCGCCTTGACGAGCGTCGTCTTTCCGGCGCCGCGGGCCATGCGGACGTGGATCTGGCCGGCGCCGTCGATCGCGCCCTGCAGCTCGCGGAGATAGGCGCAGAGCCCATCGCTCGGCTCGTGGTCGAGGAGCGCGCCGCAGTAGGTCCGCGCGAACTCGACGAGGTCGGCCGAGCAGCGCGCGCGCCGCTCCGGGTCGCCCGGCGGCGGTAGCTCTCCGATGTCGGACCGACGCGCGACGAATCGCGCCTGGCGTTCCGCATTCGAGAGTGCCACGCGCTTCCCGCTGGCGACGTATTCCTCGCCGAGCAGTCCGCCCTGGTGGATTCCCTCGGGGAGCGCCTCGACCTCCGGCCAGTCCTCGGCCGTCGTCGCGTTCGATTGTGCGGGCGCTTCCGTCATTCCGTCGCGTCGCCGCCTCCCGCTTGGGCGAATAGGTCCTCGGCCGCGCACGTCGGCACGATCGGCGGAAGGTCGAGCCAGCGCCGCCAGTAGTCCTCGAAGGTATTGTCGATCCGCTTCCCTTGCGCCTTGCGCCGTTCGCACGCGGCGGCGAAGTAGACGCGGGCCGCGGCCTCGTATGCGCGGGCGTGTCTCGGCCAACGGTTGAAGTCTCGGAGCACGGCCGCGCCGCCTTTCATGCAGCAGCCGACGCAGCCGATGCGGTCGAATCCCCGGTCATAGAGCTCGCAGTATGGGAGCGAGCGGTCGCGGATGAACGCCCAGACGTCCTCGTCCGTCCAATGCACGATCGGCGCAAGAAACGGCGCGGCGGCCTCGCGGTTGACGGTAAACTCCTTCCAGAGCGCGGCGCGTCTGGCGCTTTCCGCCGCCCGAACGCCGACGATCTTGAATTCGCCGCGGCCTCCGCCCTCCTTCAAAACGGCGCAGCACCATCGCGCGTGATGGTGGGGGAGTCCCCGCCTCCGAAGGTGGGAGAAAAATCCTTGTCCCTTCGGCGGGCCATTCCATTCGACATCCGGGTGATGTTCGCGGAGAAATGCGTGAAGCTCGGGCGGGTCGATCGTCGTGTTATTGTAGACGGCGCGGAAGCGCACGCCGGCCTCGCGGCAGAGCTGCTTGCATACGACGGAATCCTTGCCTCCGGAAAATGCCAGGAAGTAGCCGGTCGGCGCGTAGCGCAGCGCCTGCGGCTCGTATAGGCGCAGCAATGCAACGGCGCGCTCGATCTTCGCGGAGAGCGGCTGGCGTCGCGCTCGCTCCGCAAGCTGCTCTTCGCTTTCCGGGATGCCTGGGAGGTTCTGGGGCTCGGGCCGCTTCACCGTTCCGCCCTCCTGGACGCCCCGCGGCCCTGCTTCCCGGCGGCGCGGCCCGCGTTAGTCACGCGCACCTCGCCGCCCCTGCGCGAGCGGGGAAAAGGAAGGGACGAGCCGACAG